AACTGGAGATGCCGTGTTTAGTGGTTCAGTAAGTGCAAGTAATTTCATAACATCATCGGATGGGCGAAAGAAATACTCTATAAGGCCAATTACAAATTACAATACCATTTTATCAACAATCACAGGTGTCCATTTTAAATGGAATTCAACAAATCAAGACGATGTGGGAGTAATTGCCCAAGACCTTCAAGGTGTACTTCCTGAAGCAGTTGTTGAAACGCCTGATGGCCTTCAGGTATCCTATATGAAATTAATTCCAGTTCTTGTGGAGGCGATCAAGGATTTAAAAGACCGAATTTATGCCTTGGAAAGGGGCTTTAACCTGGAGTGCTTAGATGATTAAGAATATGTCCAGTGAACTACCGGGTATGACTTATACAATTGGGAATCCGCCCTTTCAACAGGCACCTTTGACCACTATGTCTAAGGCCCTTCCAATTAAGGATCGAAAGGTTGTTCTCCTTGCAACTGCAACAATCACACTTGATAATCTCTTTTCAAATGGACTCTTCCAGAATGTCTTTGTACTATATCGCATGTTTGATGCCATGGGCTACGCCCCCATACTAATCATTCACGAAAAGCCTTCGGGTCTTGATAAAATTCCTCCAATGCTTCATAATTGCAGAATGATGACAACGGAACAGGTAATCTTACAACCCATTCCTGTTGTTGCCCTTATTGAAATTGGAATGAGCATCGACCCTTTGCTACGTGAATTTGTTAAAATGCTTGGTGGAAAACTAATTAAACTGTATTTGGGGAATATCTTAAACATTGATATTGAAACCCCTATTTTCTATCCAGGCATGAACTTTGCGCACCATGTTATTGAAAAGATTGACCGTATTTGGGTATCACCTCATTATGGCCAGCACGCAGAATATGCTGCGCATATTAATCATGTGTTACCCCCTGAAGACCTTACTCATATGATTGCCCCATATGTCTGGGATAAGTGCATTGTGACTCGGGATGGTGTTGAAAATCTGAAATGGGCTCCAAGGACACCTGAGAATGATACAATTGTTATTATGGAGCCGAATATTTCCTTCCAAAAGTCGTCGCTTGTGCCACTACTTGCCGTTGAACAATGGTACAGAAATGGTGGTAAAAAGTGGAAGGGCAAGGTTGTTGTAGTAAATGGGGACCGTCTTAAGTCGACCCCCCACTTTACATCAAATGTACAAACCGCACTAGATATTTTTACTGATGACCGTGTTGAACTATTAGATCGTATGGATATTTTAAGTGTGATGAAGGCCTATCCTTCGGCCCTTTTTGTCCTTCACCAATTCAATAATGAATATAACTATATGACGCTTGAACTTTTGCACTGCGGATTTCCGGCGGTTCATAACTCGCCGAGTTGGGCGCCCTTTGGATATACTTATAATGGGAATAACGTGACTGAGGCCGCTGCGCAAATTAAGGTGGCCTATGAATCTCACCACGAACGTCTAGAAATATATAAGTCGCATGCGGCAGCCCTAAGTTGGAGACATTCGCCATATAATCCAGATATTCATAGTGCGTGGGAGAAACTTCTAAAGTATTAGATTTATATAACCCTCTTAGAAACCGTCTAAACCCCAATATATATATCTTCTCAAGATATGCATATTGGTATTACATGTCGCATGGAATACTCCGTCTTTAGTTGCGGTTCAACTAATACATCAATCGCAATTGCGGAACTCATGAAGGGCCTCGGCCACACTGCAACTCTTATTAATATGGGAACCGCACAATGGTGGGATGACTGTCTCCAACTAAAGAAGGTCTTTCCAGGAGTCAATCTAGCCGACATAAGTGGTACACAATTTGACCTTGTCTTTGAGGTCGGTCATTATACCCTTAGTAAGGAGCAACGCGCAATTCTTGCAAAAAAGGCTATCTGGGTTCTTCGTAAGCCCGCAGTCCTTGCCGAGATTGAATTAAGTATTTACCCAACATATGTAAATCCCCGTAACACAGAGGGCATTGAAGAAACCTGGCTTCTAAATGATGTAACAATGCCAGATGATGTAACCGCCATTGAGACGCTAACACGTAGGCCCGTGCGTATTGTACCCTTCTTATGGACACCAATCCTTGCAGAAGTTCATTATCGATCAATCAATTCGCCAGTATGGTCTGCCGACCCTACTAAAAAACTTATTGTACACATGGTTGATACAAATACCACAAGTTCAAGCAGTAGTACTATTCCTCTTGTGATTCTAAGAAACTGTGCAAAGTATAAACTCCCTATTGAGACGTGGAGGCTTCATAATGGAGAACTTATTGCCAAGAGTAAATTCTTCGAGCAAAATATTGTAGCACACTGTACAGATCTTGATTTAAGCGGAGAATGCGTAGGCAGACAGCGCTGTGTAGAATGGACGCTTCATCTCAATAATATTGCCCTTGTTCATTTACGCTTTCGGGCACTGCGCCCCGTGCTTTTAGATCTTGCCTGGGTCGGCATACCTGTTGTGCACAACTCAACAGCCTTTTTTAAAGCCGGTAATGGACTACAACGCTTCTATTACAATAACAATTCCATTCAAGGAGGTACGCAGGCTATGGAGGAAGTTGTTAAAATGATTTATACTGACCTTTCAGGATGGGCTGAAGGCCTTAAGGAACGACGTGAGCAGATTCTTCGTAAATGGTCGCCGATTAGCCCGCAAATTAAGGTTGAGTGGGATTTTTACCTTAAACGGCTTGGAATTACTACTGCTACAACAGTATCTCCACTAGCAACTCCTGTAGTAAAAATCAGTGCTGAAATCACCGTTCTTTTCACCGATATGTGGGATGAATTCCAGGCCGACTACAATTTCTTCACGCTACTTCTAAATAATGCAGGCGCAACCTATATTCCTCCAAAATATGTTAAAGGCTATAGTGAGAAAACGATCGGTACTATAGTTCCAGATCTTATTATATTTGGACCATTTGGTGCCAACTGGAGAAACTATCCATCTATACCAAAGATTCACTATACAGGAGAAAATACCCCTGCAATTAATGATAACTCTGTAAAACTCAATCTTGGTTTTGAACACCGTGATATGTGCGGGAAAAACTATCTGCGCTTTCCAATTTGGTTAACTGAAATTAACTGGTTTAGGGGAGATGTTGAGCGGTTAGTAAATCCCAAGCCAATCCCCTTAGATCTTTGTACTAAGGTCTTTGACAGACCTCGCAGTAAATTCTGCAGTTTTATTGTATCCAATCCTAGAAATCCTATTAGAAATCAGAGTTTCCATCTACTAAATTCGTACAAGGAAGTTCACAGTGGTGGCGCCCTTTACAATAATATTGGGGATGAACTAGTTGCTCTAAGAGGTGGTGGTGGGGGAGAATTAAAGAAGACGAAATTTATGATGGATTGTAAATTTGCGCTGACCTATGAAAATAATTCGGCACCTGGATATACAACTGAAAAGTATCTACATGCAAAGGCTGCTGGGGCTGTCCCCATTTACTGGGGAGATCCGGAATTTCACCGTGATTTTGATGTTGAAGGATGCATTGATGCACGGAATCTAAAAACACCGGAAGAACTTATTGCACTTGTAAAGGCTTGTGAATCTGATGAAGCATGGGCCACAAAGGCATCAAAGCCTGCGCTCGATTCCTATAGAGTCGAACTAGCTCGTAGAACACTTGCAGAGTGTGCAAAGCGTATTTATAATGTGTTAAACATTGATATTTCATGCATACCGGATTCTATTGGAGCAAAAATGAACTCAGAAGATGCATCATATGGAATGGAATATTTTTCACAGCCTGAAAAGCCACTACAGGTTTCACAAGCACAAGTACAGGCTTTACAAGTTCCCCTCTTAGTCACATATGTCACCTTTAATTTTCTAGGAAGCCTACAGCAGTGGCTCGGTTCAGCTGCAATACAGCTTCAGGCCTTTCCAGATATGAAGGCAATTGTTTTTATTGGAGATGATATTGCTCAGGAAACACTTGATAAGCTAAAGGAAAAATATGCATTTGCCGATTTTGAGTATGTGCCAACAAAATGGACGCCACCTGATTTTTCTGATTTCTGGGAAGCTGGGCATTATGCATGGAAGATTTGGATTTACCATACTCTTGTGAATCGTGAAGCTCTTTCAAACAAACTTATTTTATACATAGATGCAGGGGCCTTATTAGTTCGTTGGCCAACAGCATGGATGCAAAAAGCAATAAATGCTGGAATCGCCTGTTTAGAAGATCCTCGTGAAGAAAATGATCGCTGGTGTGGCGATGCATTTTGTGAAGCTCTAAAGGTGACGGATGAAGAGCGTTCAAAAAATCAGATTGTTGCAGGAATTATTTGTTTTGTAGGTGGACACCCTGTACCCAAGAAATTTTTCGATGATGCATTCACATATGCACAACGCCGTGAAATTATTGTTGGACCACGTATTTCAGGTGTTTCAGCAAATGGAAAGTCATATGGCCATCGCCATGACCAGAGTATTTTATCAATTCTTGTCTATAGACAACAAATTCCTCTTGTACCTCTAGACACTGTATATTGTGATCATAGTATGCGCCGGACCTTCCAGAGTGGGAAAGCAATTTATGTGCACCGTGGAAACTTTCAGAAATCAATCCCCTTTCTTCCAGGAATTGAGGATGCTTTTGTAATTAACTTGGACCGGCGGAAGGATCGTATGGATAAATTCTGGGAAAGCCATCCAGAACTTGTTGACCGTGTAAATCGGCAGCCCGCCTATGATGGCCTTTCCATGGAGTTCACCGAAGAAATGAAGACTCTTTTCAAGCCAAATGATTTCTTTTGGAAGAAGGCGGTCACAGGCTGTGCAATGAGTCATTTAAGTCTATGGTGGAAATTGATTAATGAACACCCAGATATTCATAACTATCTCATTTTTGAGGATGATGCTAAAATGGAACCTGACTGGGAAGCTACATTAGGGGCATCAATGGCTCATGTTCCAGAAGATTATGATGTCTTATACTTGGGTGGGATTCTTCCACCCAATCGTGCCGGATTTGAACGTCTAATTGAACCTGTTACAAAGTATTATAGTCGTATTAAGGAAAATGTGATGTTTGGACAGCATGGACCGACTCGTTATTTCCATTCTTGTGCATATGCGTATATCTTATCTAGAAAAGGCGCCCTAAAGATTCTTAAAAACTTGGAGGCAAATAAGGGATATTGGACAAGCGCTGACCATATCTTATGTAGTCCATGTGATGTTATGAATCTCTATTTTTTAACACCTGTTGTCGCAAAGTGTTTCCAAGATTCGGATCCGGCCTATGCAAACAGTGAATTTAATAACTTTTCACGCATTGATAAATTTGATAGTGACCTTTGGAATAATGATGAGCGGTTTTCGGTGTCTGTAAGCAATGTAGAAGATGCTACAAGTATAAAAGGGCTTCTTCAAAAGATTTTTAACAAGCCAATAGCAAAAGCCCCTGTAAAACCTACTAGTCTAGAGCCTACAGTAAAGCCTCCTAGTTTTTTACCAATGGTACTAGATTCAAACAATAATGAACTTCCTGTAAGATTTATGCGACACAACGATCATAAAGTCAGTTTTTTAACACTAATTGAGACTGATTGGCTCTTCTATCTATTTGGAGGTCTTAAAAGTGTGACTATTGATATAATGGATGAAGGCGTGTTACCGACTGACTGTCCTATTGTCATTTTACAGCGCCCGTACATTGCTGCAATAACAAGCATACTTAATAAGTGGGATGCAAAAGGCGTGAAATTTAAGATTCTCCATTTAAGTGATGAAGCCGACACTCATATTGGTGCCCGTGACCCATTAGATGCTTATGCCTTAAATGGATGCAAGAGTGTGTTAAGATTTTACGTAAGAAATGACTTTCCTAAGGGAACCGAGTCAAAGATACAGATTATTCCCTTAGGATATAAGTGGAGTCCTTTAATAAATGATGAAACACCCCTAGCTAATACTCCTCAATTACCTTTCCGTGATATACATTGGTGTTTCTACGGAACAAAGTGGTGTAATAGAATGGAACATATGAAACCTCTTTTAGAATCAAAAATGGTCAGCTCATATGCATTTTTTGATAACTGGATGCACCCTGACAATTTAGCAAAGACAGAATATCTTAAGAAGATGATGTCATCAGTATTTGTTCCTTGCCCCGATGGAATTAACCCAGAGACCTTCCGAATTTATGAGGCGCTTGATGCAGGTTGTATTCCAATTATTATACATACTGAGCGGAATGATATGTGGTTTCGTTGGATTTCATCTCATGTACCAATTTTAGATATTAGTTCATGGGATAACGCAGTGCGAAATATGTATCAACTTCTTTCAAAGCCAGACACACTTGAAATATATAGAAATCAGGTACTAAAAAGCTGGGCAACATGGAAGCTAGTTCTTCAGGCGCAGACAAGATCGTGGCTTCTTAGTGAGACGCAGAAAAATTGAAGTCTGTTCCAAAAATATAAATCTTATCAAAAATGTTTTACCGCCTATTTGCAATGATTCTTTCGGCCTCCAAGCCTGAAAGGGTTAGTTTGGGTCGCTGGGGATATCATTGGAAAATTAATAAAAATCTGCAGAAATACTACGAATAAGTTAACAACACGCATACCAAGGCCTTTCTTGCTTAAACTTATTCCAAGAATCAACAGTGTGCGTTGAACCCATTGATTGATTACAGCGGGCACACAGCGGATACAGATTTTCTATAACTGTTGCACCGCCCTTTGATTCAGGAATTCCATGGCTTACATGGAAATCAAATACATTAATGCGATTTGAACACCAAGGTGTTAGACACTTATGTTCAAAGCGCTTTCCAATATGCTTTATCCACACGGCTTCACGGAGTGCTTTGGGAATTTTTTCTTTACGGGTCATTCTACCATACTTTTAGTAACAAGGGTTAAAGTGGAATAGCCTATTTGGTTTAGAATGTCCGAAGACTTTATCCCATCATATCTGAAAAGCCTGGAAGAGATCCTGGAAAATGGGGCCAGTGTTTCAGCACAGCCAGTGTTAGAGCCTGCAAGTTCAGAACCTGTAGTACCAACAAATAACCTCTCTCTTTCAAATATTGGCTTCGGCTCAATGTTTACAACTGCAACAAATACTAGTTCTAAGCAAAAGCTAAAGTGTATGCTAGTAAGCACTCACTGCCATCAATTCACAGGATATTCCAAGGTGAGCCACGGAATTCTTAGTGAACTCTCTAACCATTCGTGGATTCAGCTTACGCACTATGCCTTCCAAAAGAATACTGATGTTCCACCTGGATTTCGCCCTTATCCACCAAATGTTGATGTAATTGATGCAATGGCCCTAGAGAAGCCCGTACAACAGGGGTTCGGCTATCATGCCTTACCTGATACGATTCGCCGGAAGCGCCCTAATGTTGTTATTCTTTACAATGATCTAAGTGTCGTAAGTAAATTCTTGGAGGAGATTCGTAAGTCGGGTATTCAGCGCAACTTCCAGATCTGGGTCTACTGCGACCAGGTCTATACAATGCAACCCCAGATCTTCCTTGATGTTCTTAACCGGGATGCCGACCGTATTTTCACCTTTACGCCCTTTTGGAAGAAATGTCTAAAGGACCAGGGAATCACTCGCCCAATTGATATTCTCAGCCACGGCTTCAACGCAAATACCTGCTTCCCTATGCCAAAGGAACTTGCCCGAAAACAACTCCAACTTCCAAATGATATTTTCATTTTTATGAATCTAAATCGGAATCAGCCACGGAAGCGCTACGATATTCTTATTATGGCCTTTGTAGAACTTGTTGTAAAGTATCCTACGCGCCCCCTTTACTTACTTTGCATTTGTGACAAGGGTGACAAGGGAGGATGGTGGCTTTTTGAGCTCTTCCAGCGTGAACTCAAGCTACGGGCGGTTTCTCTTGAACTCTTTGGGAATCGGCTAATTATTACGAGCCAGAACATGTCCTTTAAGGACGAAGAGATCAATCTGTTTTACAACTCGGCCGATGTGGGAATTACCACGGCGGATGGAGAGGGCTTCGGACTCTGCCAATTTGAACAAATGGGCGTGGGGATTCCCCAGGTTCTTCCAGACATTGGGGGATTTAAAGAATTCTGTTCATCTAGTAACTCTATTTTAGTAAAACCTGCTGTCCGGTATTATGTTCCCAATGGATTTAGCCCTGTAGGTGGAGAAGCGCATGCATGTTTGCCACACGATGTTTGCCTTGCCATGGAAGAGTATTTGCTAAACTCTGAGAAGCGCTTAGCCCACGGCAAGACTGCCCGTGAAACTGTTTTAGAGTACACGTGGTCAAAGGCGTGCGAGCCCCTTCTTAAACGCTTGACAACAGCTCTTGAAGACATTGACACTAATGTCTAGCCAATAAAATAGGGAGTATGACACTAAATAAAATAAGGCGAGTTGTTGCATTTTTATTATTGGGTGTCGGCATTGTTTATATTGTATTATTTATTCAAGCCTATTTTAGCACAATTTCAGAGGGGTTTCAAGTGGGAACATCATGTCAACTAACATCAATCGGTGGTCGAAATACCTATTTATGTCCCGATGATAACTCTGCATATTTACTTGTTGCACTCGGAACAACTACTCCTGTTTGTTATACAGATCGAAATATCAACTATTCTACTATATATGATTCAGGAACTGGTCAAAATATTAAATTTTCTACTGCTATTGGTTCGGTCGGTTATACTTGTTACGATATAAATGGTGAGCCTCAATTTGATTCTACACGGGGTGTCTATTTACCATTTAATCCCATTATAGATAATGATTCTATGCCTAATAATGGAATAAATGATTATAATATTGGAGCAAATACTTTTATTAGTGGATATAACTCATTCGGTTCTGCCTACAAAAATACAGATGATCTAAGATCAACAGTAAGTACATTAGGTCTTGTAAATATAAAGTCCGTGCAGTCCAGACTTCAGACACTCTCTACGGGGTATTGTGCTACGGGTTTAACAATACATACAAATGCAAATGCATGTGGCGCAATAACATCTGCATTAAATACAACAGGAAGTATTATAAATGATAATTCAGATACTTCACTCTCTTTTATCAATAGTACCTTATACAAGAGCGCCAGCACAATAAAATATAACTTCTATAATAAATTTATGCAATCATTTTATACAAATCCAACTGTTTTTATAAGTAGCCCCCGCGTCGCAGAATATATGGGAAATAAATAATTTATATACAGAATGTGGAAGCCACTCTTAAAATATGGAGGGGTTTTTCTTTTAGGATTTATTGGTGCTTTAATTCTTGTTGTAGTTGTTATTCGCTGGGGAATACACCAACTATTTATATCCCGAGAGGGATTTCAAGCACCAAATGTAAGTGGAGGCGAAACTGCCGCTACATGTGCAATGATGAAATTAATTATTGAAAAATCTAAAGCAAACTTACAAAAGGCTCAGGAAATTGCAGATGCTGAATCTATTAAAAGACTTCAAGCCTCTCTTGATTCAATACAAGCTGAAATGAAGAAAACGGGATGCTAATAGATTAGTTAAATATACATGGAATAAATAAAGATAACCTCAAAGAAATCAGATAAGAATAGTATATTTCTTTAGAGTTTAATACTAAATATGGTGGCAGAACTAAAGCAATACCACTAAGGAGATCTAGAAATATTCTTATGAATAGAAAATAATACTGCAATGTACATTGCTCTGCTAGTTAGACAGTACATATATTATTTATATCCCGAGAGCTAAGTACATATGACTCTACAAGCTAGAATAATAAATAGCGCTAATCTATCTAAATAGAATCTATTCAGATAAAATAGGGCATGGGCTACAACCATATATGGCAAATTATATTAAAAGTACTTTTATGTATATCTATTTGCATATTAGGTATATTTTTATTTAGTTGGTCCAAGAAATATTTTGCTGAAGGATTTCAAGGCACAACAACTCTTGAGCCTGAGATACTTGGAACTGGAGTATATGGAGGAACAGTAAGTTCTACATATGAAAAAGGGGCCTCACAAACGAGTAGTGCTTCGAGTGTTCCAACTAACGTAGTCTTAATAAATCTTAGTGGTACTGCTGGTTTAAAATATTTTAAGTTTCAACTACCCGTAAAAATATTGGAAAATAACACTGTTGTTGGAACTGGAAAACTTTTTGCCTATAATAAGCCAACAAATGTTACAATTTTTGCAGAAAGTGGAACACCCTGGACTGTAAGTGGAACAGGAATTACTTGGGCCTCAGGTTCTGGTGAACGCCCATCATCAACTGTTTATAAAATACAAGCAGAATTTTGTGATATAGAAATAAATAAAGCTGATTCAAAATGTAATGCACCTAATATTGGTAATCTTCTTCCTGCTGAAACTCCTGCTGAGCAAAATATATATGATAATTACGAAATGTATAATATTGATAATCCTCCAACGCCTTCATATACTCAAATGCAAAAATACGATATGGCATCAGAACTAAGTAAGTTTGACACAGGTGCTGAAATTCCATGGGACTATGATAATCGCACATTTAATCCGAGTGATATTCTGTGGGGAAATATACACCCCAATGTATCACAGGAAATTTTTAGAACCGCCTATACACGAGATGTTTTAAAAAGTATAAATAATTTAGAATATGATGAATCATCAAAAAAATGGGAATATAAATCACTTATATTTGAACGTACATGGCGTGGTGACGATAGGAGATTTTTACCAGGAATTCAGACAGCTGAATTTTTAGCTGAAACAGGGATTGCAATTGTTGTAGGAGCTGCATATGCTAAACTTGAAGATTCTATTATGACAAGAACAAATTGGGGTAGAACGCAAACTGCAATGATAGATGCAGACAATGCAGGTGATGCAATGAGAAGACAAACTTATTTTGCTGCATTAAATAGTGGATTATCAAGGGCAGATGCAGAAGACTTTTCTAGAAGATATGGTCTTCAGCACTATAATGAACAGATGGCAATGCATGACTTAAATAGTGAAGAAAGGGCTGCATGTAGAGCTGAGTCAGATAGAATTATGGGCGCAACAGGTACTCAACAGCGTATAGATAATGATCGTAATCTTACCAGAATTATGGAGGCAAATAATGCAATGAATGCAAAGGCAGATGAGTTTAGAAATAGGTCTTTAGCACCAACAGCAGTAGCAGATACTGTAGCAAATAATGTAGAAGTTAGAAGAGCAGAAGTTACTAATGCAGGATCTGCACGCTCATTAAGTCTACCAGAGCGTCTATCAAGACCTCCTGAAGTAGATAGCAGAATGAGAGTGAATAGATCTGAATCAAGAGGGATTACATCTGCAATTTTAAGATGGATAGGATTTACTGGTGCTACAAAACTTGCACAATTATCTTCTGGAAAAATTGCCTTAAAACTTGCACGAGCCATCGGTTTTACACTAGCAGGTGAGGGACTTTTATGGGGGGCGGCAACTGCTATATGTGGTCCTTCAGCCGCTGTAACTGCAGGCACATCCTGTGCATTTCTCTTTGCTGCAGTTACAGCAATTAATGTATTTATAGATTTTTTTGTTATTGCCTGTTGCTCATTTGTTCCTGCAATTCTTGCAACCTATATTCCAGATGATGCTGTATGTCCAGCAGGATATTTTAATATTCATGATGCAATGGTTAAACTTCCTGGCGGTGAAGCTGGATGGCAAATTATAGGCGCAATACCAGGATTAGGTGATGGACTGAGTGCCTTTGGTCCTTATTTATGTAGTAAGGTTGAAGGTAGTCCTGCAGTTTTAACCGACGTTGTTTTAAAAAAGGAACGGCTCACACCAGGATATTTTTATGATTCGACGCTCTCTATCTTTTGTGATATAGATAAGGCTCCCATGCCTCCTCCAGGTACTCCAGGATATAATGATCTACAATTTAATGACTCTAGACGTTATACCGAAAATGCTTCTACACCACCTGCCTGGAGTGACAGTGGTATACCTCCAATTTGGGTAGACTTTGCCGATACTACTATGTTAAATAAAATGGCACTGTTTTATTATACATATTCAAGGCGCCTTGCAACAAATAACTATGATGGTACATATACATTTGAATATATAAGTAAATTTTATGGAATTATTGCTTCATCATTATATTCATGTGACGTACAGTGTGAAATTACGAGTGTAACATATTATCAAAATACAGGTGTTGAACAAACTAAGTATATTGTACCAGTTGATCCCGCAAATGAAACAACCTATCATGATCGGCGCTTCTATTTCTATCCTATACAGGTTGAAAATACAACGAAACCTGAAACTGATCCAGAGCGTATAAGTGCAAAGAATATAGAAGATATGTATAAAAGAAAAGGCTATAGCTTTAAAACATGGGAAGAAAGAAAAAACTTAGTAAAGGGAAGCGATAATAATTTAAATGATCTCATGACAGATAATCAAAAACGATATATTGTAACTGCCTGTACAAATAGTGATGGAACTGCTCCAAATGCTGCAGAAGTAGATTCAGAGGGTGCATATGTTGGAGATGCACTCATATCTTTAGGAGATTATAGTCCTACTCCTAATTATTACCCGCCTGTTGTAAGTATTAATAGTTCTATGTTAATTAGTTTAACGAGTGCTTATACAATAGTTCCAATAGATTTAGAGGGGCAAACTAGTAGTAAACTTTTTACCTATAATAATCCACTTATAAGTTTTATTGAAACGTATAAGGATACTAATGGAACAGAATACAATGCAGATACTGTAACTGGAGTTGAAATTGATTCTAGTAATAATATACAAAATCCTGGAAACACCTTTACAGGAACAGTTACAGCATATACAAATTCAACTCCTCAAAAACTTACAATACAAATAACTCGAAATACTATAGCATCAGGTTCTAAAAACTATCGAATAACTGTAGCTACTCGTTCAAGTGGCGCTCGACTTCCAATGAATGATAATGGATGTAGTGCTATTAGAAACAGAGCATTTAGATCTGGTCAGAGAGTATCAATTCCCCCTACAGACCATGATGCTCCTCAATCACCATCATTTACAATTACAACGCCATCAACAACACCAGTAACATGGAACTCTTTTAATTATGAAAATACTAAAAATAATCCAAGTTATCGCACCGGTTTTAATACAGCAAAAATATGGGAAGAAAACTATATAGGACAAATAATGTCAGATTCTGTACGTGATAGAACAATTCTACAGGGTACTGCAATGGGATATGTTGGATTCAGATTTAACTGGGGAATGATTCCTGTTGGTGCATTATTTACACAAGGTGTTTTGAGTACAAACTTTGATCCAGATTGGTCAATTGCATCTCTTTGGTCATGTAGTTACCAAGATATGATACAATCATTTGGAACCTATACTTCAAATGGTGAAATTATAACAATTCAGACAGGTACTAATAATAGATATTTATTTATTAAAAGAGGCCCACTTATAAAATTTGCTCCAGGATATACTCCCACAATTGACAAAATGATTATTAATCTAACTCAAACTGATTGCATAAATCGTAATGCAATTCGTTCTGCAATTAAAACTTATAATACTCAAAATGTAACTGAACAGGTAACAAAAGTATTGAAGATTGAAACAGATAGTAAAAATAAACAATGTTTATATCTTTTTCAAACAGTTCCCTATGATGCCACAACAAATGTAAGAACCCTAAATCGTCCTACAAATAAGGCAGTAGTAGTAAGATATAACTATTCAGATAGTCAATATTCCTTAATACAAGGTACAAACTTAATAAATACAATATTAAATTCTGATGGCACCTATAGCCCATCACCACCAAACTTTACATTATCTATTGCTGCGACTGCTTTTCCAACCTCTGGTAATGTCTGGGATGCTATAATTAAACCAGCTAATACAATACAGGTACGTGAAAGTGATATAGAATTTACTCCAATTACAAACCTTACACGCGACGGTTCAAGTGACACTACACATAGCTATAACTGCGACTCACCAGCCATAAAAAATCGCTTAATCGTACAATTTAATGCAAAAAATAAACTAAATCCTAGAATAACTACAATTAATAATAGCTACGTACCTTCAACTGGTGTTAAAAATGGAGATGGAACCTTTACTTGTATTTATGATGCAAATGTCACAACAATTAATGATAATAGGGGTACATCTAGAACAGACCCTGCTTGTATAACAATGACCTTAATTCCTGCAAATGATTCACAACGTGCACTCTATGATTTATTAGAGGATAATTATCCATCAGCCTATGTGTACCAAGCAGTTCCAAAACCAAATCAATGGATTGATATTCCTCTTCCACTTGTAGCAGAAAAGAATATTTCACGTGGTACCAATTGTGAAAGCATGTCAACTTGCCAACATCCAGATATAATTTCAAATCTTGTAAATCAATTCAATAGGCAAATGGTCGATGGAAAAATCATGAAAGTTAGAAAGGCCTATACGCCATCAGTAGGTTCAAATGTATGCGATTTTGAAGTCGAAATGCTCCGAATAATTCCTGGAAGAAACACCTCAATTATCCAAAAAGAAAGTATACGCATGCCTCTAATAGCAACTCCTGGAGATGATTGCAAATGGGATTTGAATATGACTGGTTCAAATATTCCAATACCTGATACTGGTCTTTCCTTAACAAACTCTGCCTCTGTTGCCCTACTAGATAATCCTTATATATGGTCTCCATCTTATTTAACATCTATTAGACAATCAATTAATGGTGCTTTACTCAACTATTTAAATATAGATGTAAATAATATTCTTTCAAACGCCACAGTTGCAGTCAATAGACAGGTAATCAATGTATATAATACAGTTATGACGGCACAGTACTTAACACACCCTGATCCAACATGTAAGCTAAAATGTAGCGATAGCAATGTAGTACAGGCAATAATTGATAGATACTACGCTGATAACTATCCTGTATCTCAATATGGAGTTCAAAGAGCCCAAATGATGGAAATAAGACGTGTTGGAACCTATACAAGTACTCAGTGTCAAATAGAATTTATAGAAAGAATTGATAACTATAAAAACTTCATTTCATCGGTGATCTTTAGTTCAGATGCTTCTAACCCTGATGCAAAATATAATACAAAATATTATTTAAGACAATACCAATTTGATATGGTGCCAGAACAAGGTGAATGTGCCCATAATATGGTACCGATTACAAATCTCGTGGGCTCTAACGCACTATATAGACTTGATATTAGTGGAAATGGTCTAGCAATTATGTCAGATTCATCTGTTGTATCAAAATCACAATCAGATCTATATTCATATACAGGAAAAGATATTGATTGTGCAAATACTAATGTATTGAATGCTGTTGTTAATAAATATAATGCTGTTCCTGCCTTTTATAATACAAATAAATTTAATACTATAAAAAATATTTCAACTGTTTTTAATCGGCGAACAAATATATGTGAATATAATGCAACAGCCACAAAGTGGTTTAAGAGTCGAATTAATAATTCATATTATGAATTACCAAATCAAAAGATTACATTAGAGGCCCAATGGGGTTCATACAATCCGAGAAAAGCATTAATCTATTCAGATCTTGTGGCAGTTCAACCAGAAGTACTGGCAGAATATGATCCCGCCCAAATTACAGTGAGATTAGATGCAAATGGTGTTTATCAAGCTTATAATAGTATAGGTAATACAATAACTCTACCTTATACATATAATCTTCCCGTTGCGTACGATAGATCCAGAGTATCTACAATACGGTTCAACTGCACTAATGGTATGTGTAGCTTTAGTTAATCTGCGAATTGTGCAACAAAATTATTTCATCCTATAAAATAGTATGAAATGGTGGAAGATTCTAATATGTATAGTTGTTTTTATTTTAATATTAGGAACTGCATACTGGTATTATAATAGTCTAGAAACCAAAGAGGGATTTGATGCTGATGCGCAATCTGTATTGGCAAAAATTAATCTTGTATACCCAACTCATGTGAAGGCTAGAGATACTTCTACATCATATGTAATTTTTGACCCAAGTGCTGCCTATTTACAGGCAGATATTTATGCGCAAGAGTATGCACTTCCTTTAATACAACTTCAAACGCGCGAAGCAGAATTTACAAATACAACACTTAATGATTTATTAACAAAAGAAGTAGATATAACAACTTATGTTACAAAAAATGAACCTAATCCCTTTGAGAATAATAATCCAAAATATGACGTAAGATATTCCGTTTTAAGGTATGTTAATTATGATGAACCAAATATTGATATTGATACTTACAGAAATATACGTAACTATGAAAGACCTGACGATAGTAGTGCAGAAAATACTCAAGCTATAAATGCTTTTTATAGAGCAAGAGATAAAACTTTTATGGAAAAATATAACTTTACAAATACTTTTTATAATCATCCTATGGCATTTATTTTCACAAATGCAAAACCTAATGTGGCCCATATAAATTGTGCAACATCTTATCAAACATATGATGATACTCATAGTTTGCAACCATATATAAAAATGCGTATCGTGGCTGGAAGTAATCCACAATTACAGATTGCAGAATATAATGCAGGGACTACAAATATTCCTTTCAAACATTATATACTATCCAATTTTTTTACAAATGCATATGGTCAAATTTGTGGATCACGTGGTCGGATGAATAACTGTAGATTTGAAGACTGGTCAAAATCCTTATTTAATGCCTGGAACTATGCAAAAGGTACACAAACTAATAAACTTTGTGCTTCTATAGCAGGAGAAAAAGATGGAACTGAAACTAATAATCCAGGTCCTGGAATGAATACTAATATTTTAACAAATCCATTGGCTTTTACTCTTAAATCATTTATGAAAACTCCGTCAGATATTGTAAAAGCTATGATAAATGATTTTGTTACTACAAAGGGTGTAACACCACGCGGCGATTATGATTATTCTAAAGAATATTATAGAGATGCGACTACTAATATGCAACTTTCAGATTCAAAATTATTATACAGAACAGTACCTATTATTGGAACAATATCTGATGATAATAAGCTTGAAATAAGAAAATCTATCCTTTATTCAATGTATTTTAATTTTACAGACACATCTAAAATATCACAGCAAATATATGTAGGATCTGATCCTCCTTGTAATTTATATATGTTTGTAGATTGTTCAGGAAAGGAAGAATTTATTTATACTAGTGGTACAACAACTTTAAATGCAGAAAATGTAGCATATAATCAAATAAAGAGAGTACTTTTAACTGATGAGATGCTAAAGGTTCTTCCCTATCAAACACGTGAGTATATTCGTAGATGGGCTTTAAAGCGCAGAGCGCGAATTCTTCAATGGTATATTCAAAAGTGTAATGCTATAACAACAACGAGGGATGATTGGTGCGAATTACACAGTGTGTTTAACACCGTTCCACGACCTAACCCAACAACAACTTTACAACAACGATATTGTTGTGCAGTAAACTCAAATACTGCATTTTTTGGACAGAGTAGTTTTACTTGTAAATATCAGATGGAGGGTGCAGCTGGGGGTCTGCTTAGTGATGATTATCGTTTTAAAATAAGTAGATGTAATGAATATCCAGATACTTCTTATCCAGAAATAAATAGGCGTAGTTATAATGAAGCAGCCACAGGTCCCACAGGAGCCACAGGTGCCACAGGTGCCACAGGAGCCACAGGAGCCACAGGAGCCACAGCTTCATATGATGTCGCCCCCAAATTTAACATGATGAGTACTCCTATTACTGCACCTGCAGTCTACATAGTTAAAAGCAATGCAAGTTTTACACCAACTTTTACAGCAGATTCAACCAGCCCAGGAACTTATAAAAATACAATTAGTATTGATACATCACAAGCATCTTCACTCGTGTTTTTATCATATAAAGATATTTATGTAAGTGTGGCCAGTTTAACAACTCCAGCAAATTCATATGGAGCACAAATTAAAGATTATTCAAACGGAACTCTGAACCTTAAAAATATAACTGCAAATTCAATCTCTATAAGTGGAATAATTACTCCAAGTGCAACAACCTTTACACTACCGCCTGATTTTTATACAGTATCTTACACAGATAATAGTGAATTAACTAAAGAATCTACAAATACAACAACAATAACTGCACTACCAATTACTCCTACAATTAACGGTTCAGTAGACCTACAGATTCCACGTGATAATAACATGTTAACAATCTTTCCAACTAATACAAATGTCTTAGTTAGAAATACTAGTAATCCACGTGCAAACTTCATGGGTACAGTTTCAACAATAGATATGCAAACATCCACACTGTATGCAAAAATGACAATTAATAATATTCAATCTATTAATGGAACATTTACAGACAATGCAATATATGCGATTCTTGTAACAAATGCTAGTTCCACAGCTCGTTACTGGTTAACAACACAGGAAAAGAGAATAATACTTAATATGATTGCACAAAAATACTATGAATTAAGTAATGGCACTAAAAAAATGCAAACGATTTTTGATGTTTATCAAGTAGGCGATACAATTTTTGATATTCGTTATTCAACATATGAGCGCAATATTACTGATACAGCAACTATACAGACAAAAATGACTGATTTAACAACTAACTATCAAACATATCGTACCTATAACTTATCAGAGGATCAATTAGCACAGCTAGATCAATCATATGTAACAGATATGATAGAATTAAATAGAAAGCTTGATAAGGCCGTTAAAGGAGTAGGAACAGGATGTGGTGTTAGTGCGCAGTATATAGTAATAAGACGTACTGATGTAAATAGTAGTACAACAAAGGCACTTGTGACAGATCTTTCTGGCATCCAACTTTCACAAGTAATTGTAATTGATAATACAGGAAATAATGCTGCAATAAATTCTCTTGTTAAGTCAACAAGTACTTATACATATGATTTTGAAAATGTAAATTCATATTTGTATATAAGCCCTCCAAATTGTACTGTCGCCGCCGATGGATCTATAAAAGATTCTGCATTGAATGTAATGGCAACGGCTGGCACATGTAGGCCTGTAACTCAAACTGGAACTGGCAGTAGTATAACATATTCCGCAATTAACTGCATTAGAGATAGTGCAAGTGGAACAATTTCTGTGAAACGCCCTACCAATAATGATGGAGATACCGTTGCGGTAAAATCTGTAAAATTAAATAGAAATCAATCGCTCGTTGATGGAGCAGTAAATCTAATAAATCCAACTACTACCACAGATAATACACCGGTAACAGAAATTTCTGCTGATACAGGAACCCTTACAAGGGTTGATAGACCAGTAACTCTAATAGATCCAACTATTAACAAATATAATACACGGGTTATGCCATACTATTTTAGAACTGAAACTTCTGCTCATACAGAAACTGTTACAATAGATTTAGGAGCTAAGACTGACATTGTTAAAGTACGTTTAGTCTTTCCAAAAGGCTATCGTAGTACAGAAATACCGAATTATGAAGTAACATTTTTAGATTCAATGAAAAATATAATTACTGAAAATCCTAAAGAACCCTCTTCACTTGCTCTTAAAAAAATAGGACGAAGAAATCCAGGATCAGATGCCTTAGATATTGATTGCTCTAAGTCGCCACAAGTAGATGGATGTCCTACTGATTTGCTAAGTCCTTACATGGTTGCACGATTTTATGCAACTATTGATAGTACATATGTTTATGGAAATCCAACAGCTTCATTAAATGCTTTAACATTTACAGGATATTCAACAGGTATTAATGCAGCGTTAACCTTTAATCCAATGTACAATGCAGGATTCATTTTAAATACTGTAAATGGTTCAGGAAATATAAATTACAACCCTATAATTTCATATAACAGAAATGTTCCTATTGTAAACCCAGCAAGTATTTCGGGTAATTTATGTACATATAACGATGGTAAATTTTTAATAAATATTATGCGTGATTATATGAAAAATATTCCAACTAATAAATTCTTATCACGTGCAGATATTAGAACTCTTACTGTACCTTATGAACCTAGAATTTATTCTTATAATGTTGTAAAGATTGTTGAAGCTGGACAAATTTCACCAGGTAAATATGCAATTAAGTGGCAAGAAAAACGTACAAATTTATCAACAAATGTAAAAGATTCAGTAATCGATCGTATGGGTACCTTTATCTATACAGTAAATCAATCAAACTGGGCAGCAAATGATATAGTTTATGATATTGCAAGTTCTAGTATTTATATGACTGTACCATCAGGCGTAACCTATACAACTTGCAATATAAATGTCCCAGACCTACTTCCAGCAGAAGCAGACTCTCTAGACAATGCAGGAGGAGTTTGCCCAAATGCAAAATGTTCAGATACAAATGTGATTAATAACCTAGTTCAGAAATATAATGATTTATCTGGTTCAAAAATTAATAAACAAATATTACGTGTTACAAAAGCAGTAACTGTTTCACCAACACAATGTGATTATGAAGTATATATGCAAAAAAGTACTGAACCTAATACAACAGAACTAAAAAAGATTAGCATGAACCTATCGGTTAGTGCGGGTGCAAATGGATGCAAATATAATTGGGACCAATCAAATATATTAGCTGAATCCGCTGGACAATTTATACAACCAAATACACCATTTCTTTTACATGTTTTTAATTACGTTACTGAGGTAATGCAACCTTATGTTAATAAAATAACAGATATTCAGACAAACCTAACAGGGCTTATAAATAAAAATACAATTAATACTGATTATGCAAGTTACATAAAGGATACCTATGGAGCCTATGGGCAAATTAAGGACCTTGCAGGATGTAATGCTGTTGATAATAATGCTAACAACGCAAAATGTTATTCACCAAGAATTATGAATGAATTTATGAAAACCTATAATAATGCAAATAAAGGATCTAGTATAATTCAACAAATTACACACGCTGGAACTGCATCAGATAGTGAATGTGATTATGTTATTAGTGTAGGAACTATTACATACATTAATGGGCCAAGTGCTACTATAGAATCAAATGGAATAACCAAAGTTATTCGTGCAAAGATGAAGAAATCTATAGATTGTTATTTTAGTGTTGATACTACATATAACAGTGGCGGATATACAGGTGGCCTAATAAATAATACACTGCCAATGACTACTCTTAATATTCGTGCATTAAAACCTGTTGCCTTAGATCAAACACCGTGGACCACACCCATTACCTTAGGTACACAGACTGTTGAACAACTACTTGATTTAACATCAAGCTCAATAGTATTAAATGTACCTCGATCAAATTCCTATATTACTAATACTCTTGTTCAAGTAATAGACATGAATAATTCCAATAATAAATTTAATGCAACTATAGGCACCTATCAAGCATCTAGTGTAAATCCTTCTGCGCAAGCAACACTTACTCTAAACAGCATAACTGCTCTAACAGGAACTTTCAATACAGCAAGTAAGTATACAATTCGTGCAATCCCTCAAAATGGAGTAACTGCATCAGGAATTCCTGCAGTTGAAACAATTGACTATGTTGACTGTACTTCACCTTATGTAAATAAATTATTACCGAATATTGGTCAAAATAGTAGTAGTCAAATGACCAATGTGAGTGCAACTGTTTGTCAAATAAATGGACAACAATATAGATTTGAAAAGGGGCCAGGTACAATAAACTCATTAAATGTTGCTAGATCAGTATCTGGGCTAACTGGAAGTATATCTAATGCAAGAAGTACACTTGATACTACAAATGTCGATACTTCAACTGTATCTTCAATGACTTCTGCAGATGCTCAAGCACTCTATTCAAGTATAGATACTAGTGTTAACCCTATATATGTATCTGCCAATAAATGGGATTTTCGTGTAAATATATCTGATACACTAACTTTTGGAGATACCTATAAACGTATAACCTTTTATAAGGATATATCTAATAGAAATCGCATACGCCTTATAGAAGATGCCCCAGCGTCTTCTGGTTTCGCCTTTTTCCAATTAAATCCAATTACTGTTTCAGATACACAGACTCTAGTAGCAAATGTTGCCAGAACTTGGTGGAATACACAGTATGCGATTGCAAGCGCTGACCAAAATAAAAGTATAATTGGAAATATAACAGGTTGTTGCTATGATGAAAATAATATTACTAGCACTATTATTTTAGTTGCAAATGCATGCGATTATGGAATTTATGGACCAACAGATGTTCGTAATGGTCCAAAAATAAGATATTTTTCTACAGAAATTAGAAAAAGATATAATACTTCTGATATATTTGTATATTCAATGACTGAACTACAAGCACTACCAGCTGGACAAAAACAAATAACCTTTGCAAGTCCAAACTTATATACTAAAGATACTGATTATGATCCATCAAAGGATTTAAATACACTACTAAAAGTAAGTAAATCTTTCAGATATTTAAGATTTAGTGTACAAAAGACACCTGTTTCAGATACATATAGTCAGGCACATGGAATTGGCGGAGGCGGTGGCGCAGAAATTCTCCAAATGAACTTTTATAGAAAAAAGACAAATGAGGAACCTGATAAGACGACACCCCTTATATTCAATTATGCAACATACTCTGTTGATAATATTAAACTTCTAAATTACAATATATATAATACAACAAATGCTGTAATAAAAGAACCTGCTATTATAAATCCTCTAGTAGGTGGAAACGTCACTCTAAATATTTCTTATACAGCAGGATTTTTACAAACTAATTCAGTAATTGTCTATGATACCGCAACTGCTAGAAACTATTTTAGAGGAACTATTAGTAGTATTATAGAAAATATTAGTATAACAGTAGCATGTAATTTTATTGGCACTGGTTCAAACTTTACAACATCTACAAAATATACAATTGCAATTAATGCATGTGCTAATGACTATACTGCAACTCCAGATTCCTATTTATTATCATATATGAAATGTACACTAACACAACCAGTAGCCTATGCTATGCGTACATTAAACTATAATGATGGTATGAATAATTATGCACTCCCATGTGCAATTGGCTATACAAAATCAGGAAGCACATGTACATCCACAGGTATTTATTCAAATGTAGTAACACAAAATCTAAATATGAACTTAGCGGTGCCTCGTTTACAATTAGATATTGGTCAACATTTTAATATTAACTTGAATGAAACAATTACTATTAATTACTTTAATTTTACAACAGGTGTTGCAAATACACGACCAATACAGTGGAAATTAGAGGGATCTATGTGTGGATTAAATAGCAATGATTATTGGGTTCCTATATGCGAACAGACAAGCGATTATTTATATACTAATGAGACCACTGCAACAACTTCTGTTAAAACTGCCAGTGGTAAAAATGTATATAGCTTTGTTTCAACAAATTACTTCCCTATACCTTCAACAAATTGGGACCCTACAACTAATAATATTAATTCAACTATTAATATAAATAATTTAGGAGCACCTGTAAATTATCTTTATGATCCAAGTATAACAGCTATAAGCTATATTCCTCCTGGATCAAGTATATATAGAGAGAATTTTCAAAATCCTAGCGTACTACATAAAACGTCGAACCCGAAATTTAGACAGCAGGTTCCAAATTTAGAAAATTCCTATAAAGTTCCCCTGGAACAGCCAATTTCCAGAGCTCATGCGCAGATGCAATTTCAAACCGAGCGTCGCATCCAATTTCTACGAATTAAAATTTTGAGCACACGGAAAAACACCGGTTCCATCCATATGAGTAAATTAGAATTTGTAACACCGCTTGGCATACTGCCTAATACTCACTATAAAATTAGTAACCCTATGGGTATACATCCAAGTAGAAAAAATGGCCCAGAAGCACTTAGTAATGGCGGTATCTGGATAATTTCCAATAATGAACCGCTTCTTGTAAAATTCAACAGTCTTCCCCAAGTAGTTATTGAAGGGTTCCAATTTGTTGCACCGAATACCAAAAACCCCTTTGATTCATTACCATCTACATGGCTAGTGGAAGCTAGTTATGATGGACGCCTTTGGTCCACCTATAATGAAACCCTTGTACCCCAGAATTTTTCATCATATAATTCACCAGTCTATAAATTTCTAAAAGACATATAGGCATATGGGCAACTTAATATTTTTATTTATATCTATAATACTAGTTTTATTTATAGCCTATTATTTTAATAAGTATTTGGAACCTTTTATAAACCCTGTTGTGGTATCAAACCTTTCTGTAAATCCGGATGAAATTTTCTTAGTAGCAACAAATCCAGAAAGTTTTAATATTAAAAACCGTCCCGATACCTTTAACTATAATGGCACAGGAGTAACATACAGTGATGCATTAAAGGCGTGTACGAATGTGGGTCCAGGAGTTACTCTAGCAAATTTATCAGCAATTGCAACAAGTCCCTCAAAATTATCTCTAAATGTTGCAATAGATTTGAGTGCAAATTGGTGTGCTGCAGGATGGGTTGTAGAAAGTGCAACTACTAATTTGGCCTACTTTCCTATGACAGACTTTGTAAGTTATAAATGTCAATTAAATAATTCAACAAATGCTTCAGTAACTGGTGCAACGCCAACAGCAGGTAAATTCTTTCTTCCTAGTTCTTCAATTAGTGGAACAACTTATAACTATGGAACTTATAATCCTGGGCCCAACGGCAAGGCTTTTGCAATTTGTGTAGGTCCCAAGCCTCCCTTACCCACTGCAAAGATAAACCCCTTTAATAATAATACATATTCAATGTATAATGATTCACTTATGACATATTTGAAAACAGGAGTAAATTCATCGGACCCTTATAATAATGATATCTTTCCAGTAACCTTTACTGATACTCAAGTATATAAAGCCTTAAAAAATGCGACCCCACCCTATAATGCTACAAGTGCACGAAACACTCTTATAGCCAATTATACTGCAGATACAAATTCAGCAACATCGAATAATTTAAATACTGAAATACAAGCATTAGAAAATCCTACAATTGCTTCTAACTGGAATACAAATTCTTATACACAAAGTTGTGGCAGCCTTGCTGCGATATATTCAAGCATGGATTCATCACTAACAAGTCTTACTAATATGTTTAGTGATTTGAGTGGAACAGTCACTAATATGATTTCTGCAAAGGAGGAAAACGGTATACTACAGACAACTATTGCAAATATTTGTATTGGGCAACAGGGTACAACTACTTCAGTAAGTGCTGCATGCAGTCGCTTACTCTCCCTTGATTATGATATTTTATACAGAAATAAGAGCATGGATGGATATACCCAAACAAATACAATTACTGATTTAGATTCCTTAAATTATGCTTTAAGAATCCGTGAATGTGAAATTCAACAATCACTGGGTTCGCTACAGGAAATTTTAACAATAATGAACTGTCCAAATACTCTTAATAGTTTAACAACAAAATACAAAAATAATATTATTGTTACAGATGCTACAAGTAATACGCATCAGGCAATAAATTGTACAACATACTTCAATAAAGATGGGAGCTTTAGCCAAAATGAAACAGCATATTCAGCACCTTCAGGTACATATAAGGATACTGATGGTACTATTAAAACAAATACTTCAGCATTTAAAATTGGACGTGAGATTGAATATAATCCGGTTGATAAACTAAAGATAAGCCTACAGCAAATTAGTCCATTTTTTAGTGGAAATCAGTATTCATCATTAATGTCAGATGTATTAAATCAGCTTTCAGTAACTCTTCGTACTGTGCCACAAGACTATTCAAATCTGCAAAAAACTGCCAGAAATACAAATACTAATATGGGGATGATTGAAACTTTATTTTCTCTGCTTTAGGCGTTTTGTCTTATTTCTGGATCCGCCCTTTTCAGGATTAAGGTAACTTCTTATAAGGTAAGCTTTAGGACCTGTAGCAGATTCTAATGCTGTACGTCCATGAATAGTTAATGTACGATCGGCACCCATATCAAGTAATAATTTCACGACTTGATAATGACCTTCTTCAATTGCATCAAATAGAGCACTCCCGATAGGATTACCTTTATCGTCGAGGCGTAATATATTTACATCTGCACCATTATTAATAAGTAGACGTGAAATATCAAGCCTTCCAAAACCAGCTGCTATCATTAGTGGAGTAAATTCTGCTTCATCAATCTGATTAACATCTACCCCTTTACCAATAAGAAGTTTTACTGCACGCACGTTATTAGCTTCAATTGCTTGTTCGAGTGGTGTATATCCGAAATTTGCTGCTAAATTAGGATTTGCTTGATATTTTCCTTCATTAAGTAGAATATTTACAATCTCATTGTGGCCATTAATAATTGCATGTACAAGAGCCGTAATCCCTTCATTATCTTGGATATCTATAATTTTTTCTGGAGCAGCAAGGTCCTTTAATGCTATTACACGTTCTACATCACCACGGGCGCAGGCAGCCATAAAGGGTGTTCTTCCAAGTGGTCCGAGCTTTTGTCCTGCTAGACTTGCATGTAGACTGGCATTTTCTCTAAAAGCTTTACTTAGTGAACCTACACCAGTAAGATTATTTGGATTTATAAATGCGGCAGGTGTAATTGCTCCTAAAGCACGTAATGCCTTTCTTGATTCATTTTGTTTTCTAAGCCTTCTTATTAATTTTAACATATTCACTACTATTTTATATTTAGATATTTAATACTATATGGTTTTTTTAAACGCCGTCGTGTTCTATTTCTGGATCCGCCATTATGATAATTTTCAGGATACTTTTCTTTAATAAACTTTTCATAGTATTCGAGCTTTTTTGTAACTTTATTCTTTAAATTTTTATCAGTAATTGTTTCAGCCTTTTTTAGCCATCTATCATGAAAATTACTAGGCTTGTCAAGTAGTTTTTCAAGAATATCTAAAGCTAGATCAGCATCTTCCTTATTTTTTTGAGATATACAATGATCTAATGCAATATCAATTGGAGTATTACCTTCTTTATCCATTACATTTTTTTCTATATCGAAATCAAGTAGTCTATTAATAATATGTAAATGTTTATTCTCAACGGCAATAAAAAGTGGAGTTTTACCATTATCTACTTTTGTATAAAGTAAATCATCTCTACTTTTACCCCCCTTGTTATACTGTTCTATATATTCTTTTGGATATGGGTATTTTTTCAATAATTGATTAACAATATAAGTATCTCCCTTTTTACATGCTACATAAAATACAGTTTCACCTTCATTATCCTTTAAAAAAACATTTGCAGTGTTACTGATTAATGTGTTAGCATCGCCAGACTTACCATTTTCAACAGCAAGAATAAGTGCGGTTTGTCCTTTCTTATTTTGTTCATCGATTTTTACTTTAGGAGAAATATTATCAACTAGTTCATGAACAACAGGGCCGCGCCCCTTAATACATGCTAGCATAAGTGATGTATTGTCATCATGATCCTTAGCATTTATATCTGCACCTTTCTGTAATAAATGTCTTACGGCACCTTCATGTCCATTTTTACTAGCAACAATAAGTGGGGTTTCGCCGTTTTCATTTCTAGCATTTACAAGCTTTTCAAGTTCATCAGGCGTTTTATCTTCTAGTGCATAATACATTTGATTCTGAGTGGTGGCAGTCCACACTGTAACTGGTGGAGCTGGTGGTTTATTATTATTTTTATTCGGTAATTTATTATACTTACCCGATTTACGCGATTTACCAAATAATCTAGCAAACATAATACAACTATACTCTTAACTAATATTATAATTACACGCATAAATACTTTACAAACAAATATATATATACATAATAATGAAGACCGAATCGTTAATCCTTATAGGAATTACTGCACTAATTTCATATATGGTTTTTACAAAATCGAAGCCGAGAAAACAGGTTATAAGCCCAATTATTGATTTAGAAATGGAAGAATATCCTTTAGAAGAAGCCCCCGTCTCAAAGCCTTCCAGACATGGCCTACGTAGCCATGTAAATCCCTACGAGATCCACGGCTTCGGAATTGATGCTAAACGCAATGTCGATGAATACGAAATCGAAACCTACTTGGATTTACCCCTTGTCGGGTCGGGCAAGACCTATTTAAATGAAAGCCTTGCCGAAATAGACTCTAATTCTAAACAGTCTAATCCACTCGTATACAAATATTACAGATTGAATGTGCAAGAAACTCGCAGCCAAACCAATACAATCTCTATTGGCGCCATTGAATTTTATAATGGAAATGAAAAAATTACAAAAATAAGTGTATGGGATCCTCACAATGGAGAACGGTATCCCTATAATGGCCCTTGGACCAGTGACCAAAGTAAATCTTTAAATCTTTTCTTTCATGATTCAACTCCAATTACTTCATATAAGATTAAAACATCAATTGAACTTTATGAAAACGATCCATCTATGTGGACCCTAGAAGGTTCAATAAATGCATCATATTGGGTTCTTCTTCATAGTCAAGATATGGAACTTCCAGTAAAGCGTGAACAATATAGTGAATTTATTATTAGCCCGGTTAATATTAGTAGTAACTAATAGATGTCACCTAAATCAAAAAAAATCACTAGAAAAAGACAGTCTGGTGGGGCCCTACCATCATGGCTACAAAATGTAATGAATGGTATTTTTGGTAATAAAACAACAACTATACCAGGGACAACAACTCTTACACCAACAACTACCCTTAATCAGATAGTATATTCAGGTTCTTCTGCAGTTACACAATATGCACCCATAGGAACACCCACAGGCTCCCTTGTAAATTCTGATGGTTCTATTATTGACCCTGTATCAGGATTAATTCTAAGTGGAAGAGGAACTACTAATGCACCTGTTGGTTCCACCGTGACTTCCGCCGGTACCATTGTACCTCCTTTTACAAGCGGAACACCTGTTGGCTCAGTATCTGCATCAATACCAGTCGGCTCAATTGTGTTAACAGATGGTTCAATTCGCAGTCCATTTACTGGTGTTCAATATGCAGGTCCTGGAACAACAACTGCTCCCCCAGGTTCATTAATTATATATGGTGGACTCATTGTTGCTTCAACATCTGGTTATACCATGTTAGGCACTGCTCCAGTAGGAGTGCCTGGAGGCTCTGTTGTAAATAATGATGGATCAATTACAAATCCTGTAAATGGAACTATTGTTGCCCCAGTAGGAACAACTCGTGCACCAGTTAACTCAATTGTTATGAGATCAGGTGCAATTGTTGCACCAAATCCTATTACGATTGCATCAGGAATAGCTATAAATACCTTGGCAAACAGTACAGGCAATACAGGCAATACAGGACGAACAGGCAATACAGGCAATACAGGCCGAACAGGTAATACAGGTAACATATCGGGATTAATTGGAAATGGCGCAACAGGTGCAACAGGTCCAACAGGAAATGCAGGATTAATTGGTATTCCTGGTCCAACAGGAAATGCAGGATTAATTGGTATTCCTGGTATTACAGGTCCGACAGGCCCTTCTGATAAACCAGGACAGATTCTAACTTTTGCAATCCCTGGTTTTACCGCACCAAATGCAACAGAAACTACAACAATATTTGGTAAATATGCTATAAAAAAGGTAGATAAGGCGAATAGTATAGCAGGTGTATATTCAAATGAATCAATTATTCCAAACGTATCAACAAAAACTGGAATTTTCCTAAAATTTCGTTGTGCCTTAAATGGTGGTACTAGTAATTCTGCAATTATTGGATTTACAGATAAACCATCTATGAGCAGAGCTGATGTTCGCTATGGCTTTACTTTAAGGTCGCTTAGTGCTTCCGATGTTGGTATAAGTCCAGATAAGTCAAAAGTTTCCATTATGTGGGAACGGGTCAGTGTACCAATTGATGAAGCCTATATTGGCCTAACAACAATTAGTCCACCAGTAGTCTATGTATCACCATTAGATACCTTACTTATTTCCTATGATTCTAGTAATTTTAAATTCTATATAAATGATGTTCTTGTTGCAAAGCATCCTTTTACAATGGTTCCAGCAATACCACTATACTTTTCTGGATTTATATATACAGCATTAAATACTTCTATAAAGGAACCTGCGATTTTAGATATACAGATGGGAAAATACAATACACAACAGATATTTGATATAATGTTAGGTGGCGCACATAAATCTAGACAAAAGGGTGGTAATATTATTCCAGATTGGTTATCAAATGCAGTAGCATCTGCCACTTCGGCTTTACAGGGTAAAATACCGGATGCGAAAACACTAACAATTTCAACTCTAGATGGAGTAACAGGCCCAACAGGAAGTGCAGGATTAATTGGTGTTTCTGGTCTAACAGGTCCAACTGGTGTTTCTGGTCTAACAGGTCCAACTGGTAATACCGGCCCGGCAGGAGATACTTCAAATACTGGCGCAACGGGTAAGACAGGTCCAATCGGTTTAACAGGTGCTACCGGTTATACAGGTACAACAGGTTCAACAGGCCCAATAGGTCTTACCGGCTTAACTGGTCGTACAGGTCCAACAGGTCTAACAGGTCCAACAGGTCTAACAGGTCTAACAGGGCCAACAGGAGCAAGATCAACGATTTTAGATACATCAATGCCAATTATTGGTAATACTCTCACTTGGGTATCGCCTACTGGATCGAATGATATTACAAAAACATTTAGTATTTACAATGCTGTAGGAAATTCATCGAATAGATACACAATTATAAAAACAACAAATGATCTATTAACGGCTGGTGCATATGCCACTCCTACTCTAATGCCTACTGCAACAAAGGGTGCATTTATTTTAGCAAGAGCAATTGCAAATGGTCAAAATAATATTGCTACCTTTGGATTTGGAATTGCTACACCACCTTTAATCTTTGATTCAGTAAATCCTCCAGCACTCTCCTCTATAAGTCCACTGACTGTACAATATGGTTTCTATATAGGGCAAACAGCTGAGCCTGGAGCAATAAATATTGATATTATGAAACTACAGGTTATTGTAGCTGGAAATCTAATTCAACCTTCATCCACATTTTATGCAACAACAACAAATTCTGTTGTACATATATCACCACTCGACCGTCTAACAGTTGTCTTTGATCCAGTTACTACATTTATGAATTACTACGTAAACGGAGTAATAATTCATCAAACCACTGCATTAGCAAACGCTGTAACTCCAATTACATTGAATTCTTCTCAACTTTATGGTGTTGTTACTCTTACAAATTCTTCAGCAACAACAATAAAGCAAGTAGGTATTGTTGATTTTCAAATGGGAATTTATGATCCATCTAATGTGTCTGGTATCATTATTGGTGGTGGTAAAAAAAATAAGTCGAAGAAGGTGTATAAGAAAAGAGCCTCACGCTCAACCAACAAAGATTAATATAAATCTTTAATACAGAGAGACATTATAATGTCAGGGGATATAAGACATCTTGAAGAGGCAATTATTCTAAATTCTCATAAATTTAGGGGAAGCACACTAAAGGCCCAAAGAGTAATTCATGGAATTCGTGAACTGCAGAAAAAGAAGAAAATGACCCCTGTAGAATATTATCAATTAAATCAACTTATAGAGGTTGTTAAAAAGATTGGAAAAAATAAAACGAAAAAGGCCCGGCATACACTTGAGGGTGGAGCACAAATTACTTTTAATATGGCAGGAAGTGTGGCAAACACTGAAGCCCTACAAACAATTTCTGCAACGCAAGGTGATATTTATTTAAATACATCGGAGAATAATTTATATTTATATGATGGTATAGGTTGGACAAATCTAGGTGCATTTAAAGGTCCAGTGGGAAACACTGGCCCGTTTGGAGGAAATCTTATCGGTTTAAACTTAGCACGAACAAGTATTCCTCAAACTGGCTTAACAGGTCAAATGTATACAGATACAACTGGTAATGTATGGCAATCAAATGGTTCAAACTTTAATATTATTGCAACGTTACATGGTCCAACTGGTCCAACTGGTCTAACAGGTCCCACGGGTGCAACAGGATCAACTGGCCCCACTGGACTCTCAATACCAGGAATAGACGGTGCAACGGGTAAAACGGGTGCAACGGGTAAAATAGGTGCTACTGGTGCAACAGGTGCGACAGGTCTTATAGGTGAACCAAGTCTTGGATATACAGGTCCTACTGGACCCAATGGTGTACCATCAATGGGTCAAAGTGGTGCTACAGGTGCCACAGGTGCCACAGGTTCCACGGGTTTAACAGGTGCCACGGGTGCTACTGGTCTAACGGGATCAACCGGTGCAACGGGATCAACCGGTGTCACAGGTGCAACAGGTGCAATCGGTCTAATAGGATCAACCGGTGCCACGGGTGCAACAGGATTAACTGGTGCAACAGGATTAACTGGTGCAACCGGTCTAACAGGATTAATAGGTGCAACTGGTCTAACAGGTGCCACTGGTTTAACTGGTCTAACAGGCGCACTAGGACCCCAAGGTATACAAGGCTCAACAGGTCCAACAGGTCTATCGGGACAAAAAGGCGTAGATGGAGACCCAGGAATAGCAGGATCACAGGGTGATATGGGTTCTACAGGACCAACTGGAGTAACAGGTGCCACAGGTTCAACAGGCGCCACAGGTATTACAGGCGCCACAGGTATTACAGGCGCTACAGGTGCCACAGGTGCAACGGGTCTTAGAGGTGCAACAGGGGCTACAGGTGCAACTGGTCTAACAGGCGCCACAGGCGCCATAGGTCCTACAGGTCTAACAGGTGCTACAGGGGACACAGGTGCAACAGGTGCAACAGGTGCAACAGGCGCCACAGGCGCCACAGGCACCACGGGTACAACAGGTCCTTCTGCTACTGGACCACAAGGATTTACTGGTTTAGTGGGTTTTCAGGGGCCACAAGGACGAACAGGAGCAACAGGAGAGACTGGTGTAACAGGCGCCACAGGTGCCACGGGTGCAACAGGACGAACAGGCGCAACAGGTACAACCGGTCCTACAGGAGAAACAGGTGCCACAGGAGCAACGGGTCCTACTGGAACAAATGTTACGGGTCGTACAGGTCTTACAGGAGACACGGGTCCGAGTGGTACAGATGCTACTGGAGCCACAGGTCTAACAGGAGCCACAGGAGCCACAGGGGCCACAGGAGTCACAGGAGCCACAGGAGCCACAGGTCTAACAGGTACCACTGGTCCAACAGGAAACACTTTTACTGGTTCCACAGGTCCAACGGGGCCAACAGGAATAAGTGCAACAGGTTTTACGGGACAAACAGGTATTACTGGTCCTAATGCAGTGCCAATAATTCTTGGTATAAATTCTGGATTTGGTACAGGAGTTGGTCCATCAGGAGTAACAGGAGCAGTAGGCTCTACATATTTAGATAGATCAAGTGGTATATTATATACTATTGCGGATAGTTCTCTAAATTTAACATTAATCTCAACGCTAAAAGCTCTAACAGGTCCTACAGGTAGCACAGGCCCAACAGGCCCAACAGGCCTAAAAGGCCCTTTATTTACACCAAACTTTCACTACAGAGGGACATGGTCACCAACAACTCTTTATATGCCAGGTGATATTGTTAAATACTATGAGCCAGATGCAACCAAATTAACACGTCTAAAATCATACTATAGAAATGGAGAGCCAACTGCCTTCATATTTAATGCCTATAATGTCGATATTCTTCCAAATCATGGTGGATGGCTACCAGTAACTAAAACAGTAAGTACAGTAATAAATCCGCCAGGAACTCGTGGAATATGCGCACCACTTGTTCCAAATATTCTTTGTCCAACATTTTTTTATAAAAATTTTCCTACTGATACTGTCTTGCAACCCTTTGTTATTTCATCTACTACAACAAATCTAACGACTATACCAGGCTACGATAAAATATATGCATTTTGCCAAGGGCCTATAGATTTAGCAAATGCAAATGATACTTCTTATACACTAACAGCAAATTATACAAATGCCACAATAATAAATAATACATTCAATGTTTTAAAGACTGCAGGTTGGAATGCTACAAATATTTTTGGTAATTCTACAACACGCCCCTTTGGCCCAAGAACTATGACAGATTCAACAGGTGCAACTTATTCATTTCTAGGACCTGAAATTTTTGGACCAGGTATTACTGTTCCAACATGTGTAATAGATGCCACTCTTCTAACACAGGATTCATATGTAACGACTACAACTACTACTACAACAACAACTACTGTTGCACTCACTACTTTGCCTATTGTTTTCTTATCAGATAGTGCTACAAATGCTAATGGTGAAGGTCGACCATTTCAAGTTACAATTGCAAAAGATAATGGAACTGTAGTAGCAGTATATCAAACTAGTACAAATTTTAAGGTGAATATTGTAGAAGGCGATACATATATTCAAAAACGTGTATTTAGAAATAATACTGTAGGAACTGGACTTATATCATTTACTAGTCCGAGTATAAATACTGGAAATGCATGGTCTACTTTTACAAGTCCTATATCAGCTGATGGATTATTTATATATACGGCATGTGGAACTAGAGTTATAATATTTTCAAGAGCAACAACATCTAATAGCTTTACAATGTATGCGTGGTTTGACATATCTATATCATTATTTCCCTCAGCCTATGATGTAAGATCAATTGCTGTAGTAAACGATGATAATAAATATATTTATTTAACGAGTAGAGGAAATGGGCAATCTATTATCGTTGGATATAATTTAAATACAGGTATTAATGCAAATGTAGCAAATGCAAGTAGTCCTACTACCTTTAAAGTATCTACTGCAATAGCAGAAAATAATAGATGTCACACTATTTATGGATATAAAGATGCATCTAATAATGATATTTTATATTATAGTACTGAGGTAAACATTTATAAAATAAGTGTTCAAAGACAAAATATAACTACTTCAACTGTTACACGTATTGTTGGAGGAGGATCTACTGTTTTATCTACAGCAACAATAACTGGACTTCAACTTGGGACATCTTTTTCTTTAACTGGAAATCAGCCTATATCATTAGGATTTTCTGTTAGTTTAAATAGATTATTTTTTAGTGATAATACAACTGATCCATCTACTGCAAATTTTAAAATTTATGCATTAAATCCAGCTAATAATACTATTGGAAGAATAACTAACATAAGTTTGCCTACACTTGGTTATTGTATCTATGATTTTTTATTAAATGATAGTAAAGGAATAATTTATGTTACATCAACTGATGCTCTAAATGGAACATCTACTGCTACGCCCTATAGATACTCATCAATAGCAACAGAACCAGCAGGATTTTTATTACCAGGTACCATAACTACTACAACAAGAACCCCCCCCATAACTTATAACATGATAAGATGGACCCTTAATAACCCAATTAATCTAAGTCTAGCATTTGGTCCTGGTGCCAACCAAATACCTATTGCAAGTCTATTTTCAACAACAGATGGAACAATATATGGAAGTAATAATTCTGTTGTAAGCGCTGCTATTCCAGCCTCCACTTATCGCATTAATCATGTAGCACCAAACCCAATCAGCGATGCAGATAACACCTTCTTCGGTGTTGCAAATCCTCTTGTACAAGAAGGAGGCGTTTTAACAAACCTTCAAGGTGGTTACAGATCTTATAGTACCCATGTTAAGAAAAAGAAGTCTAAGCGAGAAATTGCAGTACCAGCATTGACAATTTTGCCAAAACAGAAGAAGACAAAGAAGTAACTAAATACTTTATTAACTAATCAAATTAACTAGAAAAATCTATTTAATTCGATTATTTGCTAACGCTAATATTAAAGAAATTTTATTATACCTAAAATACAGAGTTCCATAAATGTCATCAGAAGGGGTTGATACCTTTATAAGTACAATTCATGGAAATTCAGATAAATTTCGTAATAGTAAACGTGAAAGAAGTGCTGTCTTATCGTCAATTAATATAATTAAGAACACTACAACAAATCCTGATGATTCTGCTAAATTAGACGGGCTTATCAGTAGTATTCAGAGTGGTGGTAAAAGATCAGTCACTGTTATAGGTGTCCGGTCATCAAAAAGACAAAAACAAACTCCAGTTAAAATACTAAAAGGGGGTGCTATTGCTCCACCTGAAGGGTCAATTGTTCTTGGAAATGGATCTGTTATTAATCCTAATAATGGAGCAATAATTAAAAATGCAGGATATGTAACCCCCCCACAGGCTGGCGGTATTTATTCATCATCAGGTACAATTATTCCATCTGTTATAACAATCGATAAAGATGCTCCAACTGCAGATGTTGAACCATATACAACTGCACCAATCGGTTCTATTATTCTTGGAAACGGCTCAATTATTGATCGTGTTTCTGGTCAAGAACTTGCGCCCCCAGGAACAATTAAATCAAAAACTGAAACACCCTTAAAGGGCGGTATTACAGTTGCTCCAGCCTTTAAAGTTCTTTTACCAAATCCCCCAGGTAACTATCCAGTAGTAGTACCACCAAATATACCTGTTAATACAATTGTTCTTGTTGATGGTTCAATGTATCATCCTTCAACTCAGACCTACATTAGTCCAGCCGGTTCTACAAATGCTCCTCCAGGATCAATTGTTTCACGCCTACAAACTTTTATTCCACCACCATCTAATGTAATATATGAAACAACAGGAGTAATTAAAAAACCAGATGAAAAAATCCATGCACCTGCACCTCAACCTAAAATATCATCCGATTTTACATATACAACAACTCTAAATACTAATCCAACAACAACACTGGGAAATATACCTGCAAGTAGCGGTGCAATTCCTGCTGGTTCAATAATTGGACCAGGTGGCAGTGTATTAGATCCCTATGGTACAGAAATTCTAGGACCAAATCCAGCACTAGTTAATTATGTAGGATATATAGTAACAGGAACAGGAAGTCTCATAGATCCAAAAACATTAGGGCCAACAACAACACTCGGTATATTTCCATCAAGTCTTATAGGTAAAATTCCTGCTGGAGCAACAGTAACATTTAATGGTGGATTAATAGATAGATTAGGAAATACAATTGCGGAACCCAATCCCCTACTTGTACAATATGCAGGACTAATAGCAACTGCTCTAGGAACCTTTATATCTGCAGAAGAATTTGGTACAACTACAACACTTGGTATGATACCCGCAAATTTATTAGGCTTATTAAAACCAGGCCTCATTGTACAGGCTAATGGTTCAACGCGGGATGCTGCAGGAATAGAAAGGACACCACCGAATCCTTCTTTAGTACGCTATGTAGGTCTAATAACAACTGCATCAGGATCCTTTGTAAATCCTGCATCACTAGGACCAACAACAACACTTGGTATATTTCCATCAAGTCTTATAGGTAAAATTCCTGCAGGAGTCACTGTACACGCTGATGGTTCAACATGGGATGCTGCAGGAGTACAAAGAACACCAGCTAATCCTTCCCTTGTGCCCTATACAGACCTAGTAGCAACATCTGCAGGAACCTTTATTAATTCGAATTCACTGGGAATAACACCAGTGCTAGGTATTTTTCCTTCAAATCTTATAGGAAAAATTCCTGCAGGAGTCACTGTACATGCTGATGGTTCAACATGGGATAATGCAGGAGTACAAAGAACATTAGCTGATCAATCTTTAGTACCCTATGCAAACCTAGTAGCAACTGCTTCAGGAACCTTTATAGATCCTGCAATTTTAGGACAAATACCAATAGTTGGTACAATCCCTTCAAATCTTATAGGAAAAATTCCTGCAGGAGTCACTGTACACGCTGATGGTTCAACATGGGATGCTGCAGGAGTACAAAGAACACTAGCTAATCCTTCCCTTATACCCTATGCAGGCCTAATTACAACATCTGCAGGAAAATTTATTGATCAGAATTCATTAGGAATAACGCCAGTGCTAGGTATTTTTCCATCAACTCTTATAGGCAAAATTCCTGCAGGTCTTATTATACAACCTGACGGTTCAACACGGGATGCTGCAGGAGTACAAAGAACATTAGCTGATCAATCTTTAGTACCCTATGCAGGACTACTAACAACTACTTCAGGAACCTTTATAGATCCTACAATTTTAGGACGAACACCAATAGTTGGTACAATCCCTTCAAGTCTTATAGGTACAATTATCCCAGGACTTTTTGTACAGTTTGATGGTTCAACACGAGATTCTGCAGGAGTACAAAGAACACCAGCTAATCCTTCCCTTATACCCTATGCAGGCCTAATTACAACATCTGCAGGAACTTTCATAGATCCCGCTATTTTAGGACCAACAACAACTCTAGGTATTCTCCCATCAACTCTTATAGGCAGAATTCCTGCAGGTGTCATTATACAACCTGACGGTTCAACACGGGATGCTGCAGGACTAGAAAGAACACCACCAAATTCTTCTTTAGTCGTTTATGCAGGACTACAAATAACTAATGAAGGAAGTTTTATTAATGCTCCAATACTAGGAGAAACAGTACTTGGTAGATTACCATCAAGTCTTATAGGTAGAATTCCTGCAGGACTCATTATACAGCCAGATGGTTCAACAAAGAATAATATCGGTCAAATTATTACAGAAGCAAATTCTACTCTAATGATCTATGCAGGACTAGTAACAACTGCTAAAGGAGAACTTATAAATTCTGCAGTGCTAGGAATTATGCCAATTCTAGGGCATCTCCCTTCAAGCTTAACACAAATAATTAGAGCAGGCTCACTCATACAAGCTGATGGTTCTATTAATAATGTTCTAGGAATACGGGTTACTCCTCCAGATCAAAGCCTTGTGCCTTATGCTTACTTAGGAATTACTAGTAGTGGAGACTTTATAGATCCTAGAACTATAGGACTCGCACCATCCTTGGGAACAATAAATTCAACAATTTTAAATTCTGTTCCTCCAGGTTCTAGTATTACACAAAATGGCTCGATTCTCAGTCCAACGGGTATAATGGTTGCTCCACCAGATCCATCTATGATAAAGTATGCGGGTTCATATATTAATGAATATGGATATATTATACAGTCATCAGTTGTAGGACCACCAACAATTCTTGGAAGTGTTCCAGCAGCTCTTGTACCAAAGATAGCCCAAGGATCAATAGTAAATAGTGACGGTTCTATAGTAAGTCCAACAGGAATTAAGATTGCACCACGTGGCACTATTGTAAATGCAGTGGCAAACTCTGTTGTAGGTGCAAATGGTAATATTTTACCAAGTTATCTGGCTCTAAAAAATACTGTCCCACCGAATTATAGTCTTGGCCATTTATCATCAAGTTTAATGGTAAATATACCTCCTGGTTCCAGTGTTACACAAGATGGCTCTATTAGAAGCCCTGCAGGATTAATAGTAGCCCCAATTAGTACAATAACAACTGTTCCCTCTGGTTCACTTGTAGATATAACAGGTGAAATCTTAAACTCACTACTTTTACCAAAATTTAGTACAATAGGATATGTGTCAAGTTCTCTTCTTTCAGCAGTTGTACCAGGATCAAGTGTACAAAGTGATGGTTCTATTTTAAACCCTATTGGTGTTAAAGTAGCAAATAGTGGCACGGTGTCAAATCCTACTGCAGGATCAATTATAACAAATACAGGAGCTATATTATTAAATAATGGTATGGCAGGTCAAGAAATTGTTCTTGGTTCACTCCCATCAAGCCTATCGACCACTATTATGGCAGGATCTGTTGTAAATTTTGATGGGTCAGTTACAACCCCTTTAGGAATTCAAATTTCCAGTATTAATATACAAAATCCGGTTTTAGGGTCAATTGTTACAGCCTCAGGAACAATTATATCCGCCGGCGATATAATTCCTCCAGTTTCAACTATTGGAACTCTTCCAAGTGGAATACGTATAGTGCCTGGATCTATTATAAATTCAAATGGTTCTATTACAACTCCAGATGGAATAACTATTGCTGGAGCAAAATCGGTTCCACTAAATATTCCTGCAGGTTCTTTAGTAACTGCGAGTGGCTCTATTATATCAGCGGTAGGCTTACCTGTTACTCAAATTATAGATTCTCTTCATTTTATAAATAATCCTATTAATATTAGCAGTTTTAATGGTATTCAAAGCTCACTACCACCTGTAAGTCAAATGTTTTCGCAACCACGTGAAACATTACAGGTCTATGTAAGTCAAACTGATTCAACAATGTGGATTTTTAATAAGGGTATAACAATAGCATCTTCATCTTGGCAGTCACTTGGAAAGTGGAATGGTGATAGAGGTATGACAGGAGCTCCAATTATAAACTATAAGGGAGAAATTCAGACGGCAAGTCTATTACCAACTAATGCTAAAAAAGCTGATACATATCTAGAGATTCTAACAGGTATTTTATGGTACTATGATGGAATAGATTACAAAAATCTTGTAGGTTCTATAGTTGGACTAAGAGGCCCAACAGGATTAATTGGCCCCACTGGATCCACAGGCCCTGTTGGACCAAATGCTGCAGTAATTCCTGATGCAATAACAAGTGCAACAGGCGCAACTGGTGCAACAGGCGCAACTGGTGCAACAGGCGCAACAGGTGCTACTGGTCCTGATGGAATTGTATCTATTGGACTTACGGGACCCCAAGGAAAATCCTATACTGGCCCTACAGGATCCCAAGGCTATACAGGATCTACTGGAGATACAGGTGCAACAGGGGCTACTGGTAGAACAGGAGCAACAGGATCAACTGGTCTAACAGGAGCAACAGGGGCTACTGGTCTAACAGGAGCAACAGGAGCAACAGGGGCTACTGGTCTAACAGGAGCAACAGGGGCTACTGGTTTAACTGGCCCTACAGGAGCCACAGGAGCCACGGGAGCCACAGGAGCCACGGGAGCTACAGGTCTTACAGGCGCTACAGGCGCCACAGGTTCCACAGGCTTCACAGGTCTTACAGGACTGCAAGGATATATGGGTCCAACAGGTGAAAAAGGATTAACAGGTAATAGAGGTCCTGTGGGAACAGTAGGACAACAAGGATTACAAGGTGCAACTGGTGCCACAGGCGTGACAGGTATTACAGGCGCCACAGGTGCTACAGGTAATACAGGTGCTACTGGGGCTACGGGACTAACAGGTCCCACAGGTCCTACAGGTAATATAGGGTTTACAGGTGCTACAGGTGCTACAGGTAATACAGGTGATACAGGTGATACAGGGGCAACAGGGCGAACCGGTTCTACAGGCGCAACAGGTGCTACAGGTCCAACAGGTGCAACAGGTGCAACAGGTGCAACAGGTGCTACTGGTAATACAGGTATTGGATATTCGGGTCGCCAGGGTGATCAGGGTGCTCAGGGCCCAATAGGATTAACAGGCGTCACTGGACTTACAGGTGCTACAGGGCCAAAAGGACTTACAGGAGCAACAGGAGCTACTGGAGCTACTGGATTAACAGGAGCCACAGGCGCTACAGGAGCTACTGGACTAACAGGAGCCACAGGAGCTACTGGTAATTCATATACTGGAGTAACGGGTGCCACAGGATTAACAGGTCCAGCTGGTATTCCATATACAGGTCCAACAGGTGCAACAGGTGCAACAGGTGCTACAGGTGCTACAGGACGTACAGGTGCTACAGGCGCCACAGGTGCTACAGGACTAACAGGTCCAGATGCAGTTACAGGTTCTACAGGACGTACAGGTGCTACAGGAGCAACAGGATCTGCATATACAGGTCCTACTGGACCCACAGGTCCTACAGGTACAAATATGCCAACTAACTTCACCTTTATACCTGGATTAAGTGGATCAACCGGTAATACAGGTATTACAGGACCAACAGGTCCAACAGGAACTAGTGGAGTATCAATAAATAATTTAAATTATAGAGGTACACTGAATCTAACAGTCTTTTATTCTCCAGGTGATATTGTAAAGTATACTGAGTCTAACACAACTGCAGTAACATATTTAGCAAATTATTATATCAATAATACTACTCCCTCGTTATTCATATTTAATGACTATAATATTGATATTGTTCCATGGCATGGTGGAATATGGAGCTCACCTACAAAGAGTCTTGCAACTCTAAATCTTCCAAATCTCCGTGGCGTCTACTGTCCAATTCCACCAATGAACATCGCATCGCCTTTTTATAAGATGACTTCAACTGGCCTTGTGCCTTTCACAGTCCCTTTAGGAGGAACACTTACAAGCACTGAAGGATATGATCAGATTTATGGAATTGCACAGGGAGTTATTGATAATACATCTACTGCATCAGATACAAGATATCAAACAGTAGGAAACTATACAAATGCATCAATAAGTGCTTCTTTTACTATACTACAAACAAGTGGATGGACAAATTATTCTTCATGGACAACTCTTTTAGGATCAGCACAAACAACCCGTCCCTTTGGACCAGCAATTATAACCGATTCTACTAAACCAACAACATTTAAAGGGCCTCGTATCTTTGGACTAGGAATTATTCCTGGAGCATGTGTAATTAATGGAAGTATAGTAACACAGGGTTCTAATAGTGTAATATTATGGACTCTTGATAAGCCTATCGATTTAACTGCAGTTAATTCAAGTTATTATACACAGGGGAGTAGTACTATTGCTCCAATACATACATATCGTATTAATCACATAAACTCAGGATTGGCTGCCGGCGCAAATGCAACTGAGATTGCAGATACAACACTAATGGGTTCTGCACTACCTCTTACACAGGCAGGAGGTTCCGGTCTTACAGAATTAGTTAGTGTTATTAAAAACCATTTTAATAGCAATATTAAAATAACACCTGTTAAAATTAAAAATAACTTATACGCAACAAAACGGATGAAATAAAATATTATTAAGAATTAATGGGTAAGCGGCGTGTAAAGCAAAAGAGAATCCGTAGTAAAATCCAATCAGGTGGTGATAATTTAATTTTATGGATTGAAGTTCCAACACAATCTGATTTACCAGCTATAGGTAATATTAATACCTTATATACAGATACACTAACTGGACATTTATGGATGTACGACACAGGAGTATGGATTGATTTAGGAATGATTAGAGGAAATAAAGGGTTAACAGGTGCAACTGGTCCTGTTCCTGGAATGAATATTGTAGGTATTATAACTAATGTAAGTCAACTTCCACCTCAACCAGTTCCTGAATCTACTATTTATTTAGTGAGTGGAACAACAAATGCATACGTCTCTCAAAATTCTACATGGGTTTTACATAATAACTTTAATGCAATTGGTCCTATTGGTCTTACAGGAGCCACTGGACTAACAGGTGCAACTGGTCAAACTGGTCCCAATTATTATGCTAAATCTGCAACCACAGGCCTTACTGGCCTAACAGGTGCCACAGGAGCCACAGGTGCTACAGGTCTTACTGGTCCTACAGGTACTCCCGGTTCGCAACTATCTAATGCAGTAATGATTGCTATGAGGGGTGATACAGGTGCTACAGGAAATGCATATACAGGTCCTACTGGCAAAAATGGCTTAACAGGAAGCATTGGTCTAATAGGAGCCACGGGTGCAACAGGAGCCACTGGTCTAACGGGTGCAACTGGTGCCACTGGTCTAACAGGTGCAACTGGCGCCACTGGTCTAACAGGTGCAACTGGTGCCACTGGTCTAACAGGTGCAACTGGCGCCACTGGCGCTACGGGTTATACAGGTATTGCTGGATTAATAGGGCTAACAGGACTAACAGGTGCCACAGGTGCTACGGGATTAACTGGTGCAAAAGGTGCTACTGGTGCTACAGGTCTAACAGGCGTTACAGGTCTTACAGGTTACACAGGTGCAATGGGTGATAAGGGTCAACAAGGACCTGCTGGTAGTGCAGATGCAGGTAAGGGTGCATTGGGTCTAACAGGTTTTACTGGTGCCACAGGACCAACAGGGTTAACAGGTCTAACAGGAGCTACTGGTGCCACAGGTCTAACAGGAGCTACTGGTGCCACAGGTCTAACAGGAGCCACAGGTGCTACAGGAGTAACCGGTCTAACAGGTGCTACAGGAGCTACTGGTCCAAGGGGTCTAACAGGAGCCACTGGAGCAACAGGAGCCACGGGTATCACAGGTGTCACGGGTAGAACAGGTGCAACTGGTCTAACAGGTGATACAGGTACTACAGGACCCACAGGTAATGCCACTATTATGGGACAAAGTGGTTTAAGTGGACCTGTAGGTGAAACAGGAGTAACTGGTTCTACCGGTGCCACAGGAGTAACTGGTGCAACAGGAGCAACAGGACTTACAGGGTCCACAGGAGACACAGGAGCAACAGGGCTCACAGGTGCCACGGGTAGAACAGGTCCAACTGGTGTAACAGGTCCAACCGCCCTTTCAATAACAGGTCCAACGGGTCCAACTGGTCGAACGGGTGCTAATGCAAATCCATCAATTGGTGTGACAGGTTCTACAGGAGTCACAGGACTAACAGGAGCAACGGGTGCCACAGGTCTAACCGGTGCTACAGGTCCAACAGGTGCTACAGGAGTTACCGGTCCAACAGGTAATACAGGTGCAACCGGTCTAACAGGTCCTAATATAACAAGTGCTATGGCACCCCAAGGACCACAGGGCTTACGAGGTCCTCAAAATTTAATGGTTCAAACATTTTCAGTTACAGGTGTAACAGGTCTAACAGGTGCAACAGGTCTAACAGGTCTAACAGGCCCTACTGGAGGAATGAATCCTGGTTTTGTTTTTACTGGTGATTTAGTACCTTCTGTAAATTATTATGCTGGAAATGTATTTTTATATAATAATAATATCTATTTTGTAACAACTGGTACAACTGCTACTTCTAATGTAACAGGTACTATGTTATTAAATAATATTGCCGGTACAACTTATTCTACACAAATTAAACGTTCAAACTTCGGACTTGGTATTGATAAATTCTTAATTAAATATTTTTTTGACCCTTCATTGGTATCAGGTGTTAATAATATACCAAAATATAGTATACCATATCCATCTACAACAAGTACAACAAGTACAACAACAACAACTACAACTACTATTGCTCCTATTTGGAATCTTATCAATGCAACTCTTGTAAGCCCAACATCAATATCATCAGATGTTAATAACCCTGATGATATCTGGCCAGGAATTGCGTATTCGACTAGATCATATAGTGTTGGAGGAACTTTTAATATACGTACCACAACTCAGACTGGTGAATTTATGATTGGCATTATTTCTTCTAATGATATTGATACTATAACTTTTGGTCCTTTTGAACAATATGACTATTATAATAGAGTTTTATCTGGAATAGTATTTAATAGAAATGGAATGATAAGCCACTTTATGAATTATGGCGGTTGGTATGCCTCTGCTACTAATTTAAGTTATCCCGCAAATTCTGATATACAACTTGTAATACCTCCTATGAGTGGTGAATACACTTCATCAATGCGTTGTAATTATATTATGAATGGAGTTTCAACACCTATTCCATTTAATAATGAATCCCTAAGTTTTTCTTGGAATACAATAAATGGTTATAGACTTATCATTATATTTAATAGACCTACACTACTAAATAATATATCATTTAAACCTACTTGGACTCTGGATAATACAAGTTTTATAAGCGCAACATCAATCGCACCGTTAATTACTCCGAATAACTACAATGCAGCTGCTTATACAACTCAAACATTTACTACTTCAGGAGGATCTCTTCGTGTATCTCCTGCTAATACAACCGGTGAATTTTTTATTGGTACTGTTGGTGGTAGTGATACTTTAACAGCTCCATATTATTCTAGAGTTATATCGGGAGCTTTATTTAGAAATGGAGTAATGTCACACTATTTACAAAATGGAGGAATTGGCACTGGCAATGGTAGTGGTGCAGGATATTCAGCAAATTCTACTATAGAATTTTCAGTATACGATATGGGATACGGTGATGTTATTTTAGATGGTACTAGATATGCTACTATGATAACAGGTAATCCGGTAGGACCTTGGAATGCACCAGCGACCATTCGATTTATTATTGCATTTAATGGTAATACACAACTAAATAATGTATCATTTACAGCCACCCAGACTGGAGGTTCTAGATCCACACCAAAAAAAATAAAAACAAAGACAAAAAAGTCCCACGCTAAGTCTAGAAAATAACTATATTTCCATAAACTAAAATGAATATAACTTTGGAACCTGAATTACCACGAACAAGGGCTGGATATCTTCCGAATGAGGTTATCCATTCTTTAGAGAAAATTATGGGCCAAGCTGGCACAGAGGCAACAGGGCGCGCCTTACACTTTACCGCAGACCTAGTATGCAGTGGTGGTATTAATAACCTCTTTCGCATACTCTGGGAATATGCGCTCCTCCATATTGGCCTTGCATCACCCCGTGTCTTTGTATATCTGAATCACCGTATAAAGGAAATTGATACTCTTATGAAAACATTACCTGATGAATCAGCTTATAGCTACGAATTATTCCAACTTCGTATTGGAGAATTAATATTAGTTCTTCGTGATGCCCCAACACGTACATTAATTTCTTGGCCAAAAGTTGGACAAGAAACACATGAACAAGGATGGATACGTGGGGCAGTCATAGACCAATTAAGTGAATCGGCCGCTTTAAGGCGTACATGGAATCCACAAGGTGATTTTGCCTTGCTAAGAACGGTGGGAGCAAATATATGTAAATGCATAAACGAAGGTTCCACTGAACGAACCCTATTTTGGATTAAATGGCTCTTAGAAGAGGATGTTATTGCTAGAAAGGCAAATAAGACGGGACTAACAACTATTAAGCGAGGTCCACAAAACAGTACGGATGCATCATACTTTGTTTTACATCTTTATAGTGAAATTTATAAGGAACTTGCTGCAAAAGGCCTAATACGAATGAATGAAGAATTTCAAATGCTTTTAAATATCTGGAAGGAACCACCAAAGGGCTTAGGAGCAACTGCAAAAAAGCAGATCTTAGTGCTACTTACACAGATTCTTATTGAAGTTCCCAAGTGGAAGATTCCTGCTGC